GGTGCGAAGGGGCAAAGGCTTGATATCTGGCCAGATCGCATGTACTTCGGATCAAGACTGCCACAGGCGGAACCGTCTCAGAAGTATCGTCCATTCATGAAGTTTACAGTTGCTGATCGGGAACGGTTTACGCAGATCATCGGTGAACGATTTCTAGAAGCATGGGTGGCTCCCGTTGAGTAGCGTCTTCGGACAGATCTTCATCGCGGACGATCTCGAGAATGCAGCCGTCAACACTCTTGAGTCTTGGTTCCCGGTCTACATTCGTGAGGTGGAGCTACAGTCACCTGCTCCGCCAGATCCCAGAAACATCCCTCAGGATGCTCTGCCCCTGCCGCGTGCCTACATAACGGCCGAGCGGCTTGACCGAGAGAATGCTGATCAGCTGCCGGCGATCGTTGTAGTCAGTCCTGGTCTGGGCAGGAAGATCCCCATGCAAGAGGGGGACGGTACATTCCGAGTTACGTTCTCGCTCGCGATCGGTGTGTTTGTAAGTGGGCAAGATCGTATGGACACCAAGCGTCTTCTCCGGTTGTATACGGGGATGGCTCGCACGATCATACTGCAGCATCAGTCACTGGGCGGATACTCTGACGGTGCAACATGGCTCGATGAGAGCTACGACGACAACTTCAACTTCAACGACACGCTCACCCTCGGATGTGGACAAGTCGTGTTCGAGATTGACGTTGCGGAAGTCGTCAGCAGGTATGGTGGTCCGGCAGCATACGGTCAACCGGAACCACCGCCAGATCCTACTCAGCCTGGGAGTACCTGGCCAGAAGTTGAGACCGTAACCGCCGAAATCGAGATCATGGAGGAGGTGTGATGGCGGAGAAGGCAGCACCAAAGAAGCCACCGGGCGGTGGCGGCGGTAGTGATACCACGTACAAGTTCGTGGGCACCCACGTCCAGGATCTCGCTGACGGCAGTATGCTTGCGATCGGCGAAACGGTGGACCTGGGTTCCGACGACGCAGGTCTGCTGCACAATCAGACGTTGATCGATGATGGCGTTCTGGTTGATGTGGCGTCAATCTCGACCCTGGAAGGAGGTGGTGAGGAGTGATCCTGCTGAATCTGGTCTTCGGCATGCTCGCGACGCTCTATGCGCTACTCGTGCGCCCAGGCACGCAAGTTGTGCAGCTGACCGTTGCACCGCCTCGCTCCGCTCCCACCAACACCGGCGTCTGGTTCGCTGTAGGGTTGTGTGACCAGGGGCCAAGCAACGCGCCGGTGTTCATTCAGAGTATGACTGACTTCACCCGTCTACTAGGAGCGCGAGTCTCGTACAGTATCATGTACGATGCACTCAATGTCTTCTTCCGGGAGGGTGGGAGTCAGGCGTATGTCGGACGTGTGGTTGGTCCGGCAGCTGCTAAGGCGACTACGAATCTGAACGATGCCGGCGCAGCAGTCTCACTTGTCGTCAGTGCTCTGGGCCCAGGAGCCTACGGAAACAACTTGAAGGTTGGGGTGACCGTAACAGGCGGCACTTACGTCATTCAGGTCTCCGACATCAGCAACAACATCCTGGAGCAGTCGCCCACGCTTACAACGCAGGCCGATGGTGTAACCTACGGTGAGACCAGTCAGTACATCACGATCGCACTTGGTGCTTCGTCCAACCCACCGACCACCAAGGCACTCACCGCGATGACGGGTGGCAATGACGATCGGGGTAACGTCACCGATGCGCAGTGGGCAGCCGCGCTCGCTCTATTCAGCAAGGATCTGGGTCCGGGCAATGTTTCGGCTCCAGGACGAACGACAGACCTTGGACACACGCAGCTAGCCGATCATGCTGCTGCCAACAATCGGTGTGCGATTCTGGATTCGCCAGACACGCCGACCCAGGCAACAGTCACCGCCTCGGCAACTGCGGCCAAGGCAACAGGCAACGGTCAGTACGCTGCATTCTTCTGGCCTTGGATCAAGGGTCCGGGTGTTGTTGCTGGTACGACGTCCGTCGTTCCACCGTGTGCTCTGGTTGCGGGGCGTTCGTCGGCAGTTGATGCGAGTGTCGGTCCTGCAGAACCAGCCGCTGGTCTGGCCAACGGCGTCTCAAGTTGGGCCGTTGATGTAAGTCAGCCGGCAATCGACGATAACACGCGTCAGACGTGGAATACTCAGGGCATCAATGTCGTTCGCGACATCTATGGTGCCCCGACAATCTATGGCTGGCGTTCACTCGCAGATCCTGTCAACAATCCGTACTGGGTCCCGCTGGGCACTGTGCGCTACCTCATGGGACTGGCGGCTCGGGCGGCAGCGGTTGGTGAACAGTACGTCTTCGACATGATCGACGGCCAAGGGCATACCATCGCGGCCTACGGTGGTGCGCTCACCTCTCTCGTCATGGCAGACTGGAATGCCGGCGAGATCTACGGCGCGACGTCCGACCAGGCATTCAATGTGGACGTTGGGCCAGCAGTCAACACACCAGCGGTGCTTGCCAATAACGAGCTCAGGGCAGTCATCGCGGTGAGGCCATCTCCGATGGCTGAGCTCGTCACGATCGAGATCGTGAATACTCCGATCACCCAGGCGGTGGCATGATGGCTGGCGGTCCGACTAGGTCAGATACCTATCTGCTGAACGTTCACGTCGAGGACGTCGCAGACCCAGGTAGCCTGATCAATCTCGGCACCTGGGACAAGATGACCGGCGGTGGGCAGTCGGCAAGCTCAACGCAGTACCGGCCTGGCGGTATGGCTCCGCCCGTATCGCTCGGCGGTTTGGTGTCCGTCGCCAACGTCGTCGTGTCTCGGCTGTATCGGCTCGCGCGCGACCACGATCATGTGCAACGTCTCCTCAACGGGGTCGGTAAGGCAAACATGGTTGTGAGCAAGCAGCCGCTCGACATCGACGGAAACGTCTACGGAAAGCCCATCGTCTATCACGGGATCCTCGATCGCTGCACACCACCGGAGGTGGATTCTGAAGCAGCCAATGCAGGCCTGATCGAGCTCGAGATGGTTGTCGAGGGCTACCCAACGGCGTCGTAGGAAGCATCAAAGGGAGGGAGCAAAGATGGTCGAACCTGATATGCCGGTTCTCTCGGATTTGGCTACGAGTAACAGTGACCAACCGGAGAATCTGCTTGGACAGCTGGCGGAGAAGCGGAGAGTCATCTCTGAGACACGAGAGACACATATTCCTGTGCCTGGATATGACAAAGAGCCTCCGCTTCTCCTTGCCAGACACCGATTGCTCGATGGTCCTGAGATCGAGCGGATCGGCGGTAGGATCACGCGGGAGCACAAGTCGCGCTGGGAGCGCCAGATTAACGCGGCAGTAGAGATGATCATCATCTCCTGCACCGGCATGTTCGTGGACGTCGCCGGTGATGGTGAGATACAGCCACTCACGTTCCACGGTGAACCCATCACCGGCTTTACGCGAGATCTGGCTGAAGCGTTGCAGTTTGACGACAAGATCGAGGACGCTGACCGTGCACGTGACGTCGTCTTCGGCCTGTTCGCCAATAACGACGCCGCGATCGCGCAGCATAACTTCGTCCTCAACCGCTGGTTCACGGACACCAGCGTTGATGTGACGCAGGAGTTCTTCACGGGAAACCTCTAGAGCACGACGAGATCAGTGAGGCAGCATTCATAGCGATGGCAGGTATGAATCCCATGAGATTCCTAACGACAAGGAGCTCGTACGAGCGTGATATCATGCAGGCCATCGCTGCTGCCCACCGGGAGCTCTACCTGCAAGATCAGCATAATCTCGCCGTGCAGATCGCCAACAATGTAGGTAAGCTGTTTGGTGGAGGCTGAGGATGGCGGCTGAGCAAGAAGTCGTCATCCTCACCCGCCTAGCCGGTACACGTGAATTCATCGCCGGTACTGAAGCCGAGGTTGCCGCCCTCGAAGAACTGACAGTTGCTTCTGAGGAAACAGGCGTCGCATTCAAGGGAACTGCCGAGCGCGGCTTCTTGATGAATCAGGCGTTGTTCACCATGCGGCGTCTGACTTACGGTACGACGCTTGCCCTGGTCGCCAGTGGTGTGATGGCTTTGAAATGGGGCTGGCAATTCAATAGCGCGATGCAGACAGCGCGTGTGGCGTTGGCTCCGCTACAGAGTGCGACGTTCAATGTCAACAAAGAACTAGATTATCTCTTCAACTTCACGAAGTACACGCCGTTCCAGTTCAAAGACATTACGGTCGCGTTCCGTCAGATGTACGGTGCGTTCCACCCGCTGGGCATCAGCGTACATACGACGAACGAAACTATCAAGTCTATGTCGGATGCGCTCGCATTCGTGGGCCGCACGACACCAGGTGCTCTGAATCGTGTAGCTGTCGCGCTACAGCACATGGCTTTTCAGGGCAGGCTCACCGGCCAGACAACTCTGCAGCTAGCGCGCGACGGTCTGCCAATCTACGCTGCGCTGCGCAAAGAGCTCGGTCTTACTGCCGACCAGATGCACCAGGTGGGGCAATTGGGCATCCCTACCAACGTAGTGCTACAGGCTCTGAACAGATATATCGAGACGACGCCTGGCTACGCCAACGCTGCCTACCGTATCGCCACAGGATCACTACACGGTCTGTTCACGACGTTTAAGGATGATCTGTCGCAGATCATGGGCTCGATCGAGAGCGGCTTCTTCGCGCGCATTCAGGGTCGCTTGATTGATATGAACAAGTGGTTTGATTCAATTCAGAAACGTGCCGGTCCGCATCCGACCGTGGGCGGGATCGTGGGTATCATCTTCGGCAGTGGTGGAGAGAAGCTGCTCAATGCCATGATGGCGGATCTAAGGCAACTCTGGTCAATTTTCACAGGACTCGTCAGAGATGTGGCGCGCTCACACGCTGTCTGGGACATATTCTACGTTGGTCTCAAGCTATTGCTGCCCATTCTGATAACACTTAACTTCTTTGTGCAGCACTTCGGATGGCTGCTGTGGTTGTTGATCCCGGCATTGATTGCTTACAAGACAGCTATGTTCGCTGCCGCGATGATGACCAAGCTGGACACCTTCTGGAAGGTTGCGGATGCTACCGAGACGAAGGATCTCACCTTCGCGCAGTGGTTGATGTACAACGCTCTGCGCGCCTACTACTTCCTTCAGGGAATGATCATCAGGGGTATGGCGGCGTGGAAGATTGCGCAGGGTCTTCTCAGCGTAGCATTTAACGGTTATGTCCGAGATGTGAACGGTTCATTCCGGGCGATGACCACACTCGAGAAATATGTGTTCAGGCTTCGGCTGATGTTCTTGGCTCTGAAGACCGAAACGATTGCATTGGCCATTGCTCTGTACGAGAGACTAGTGCCGGCGTTCATCCGTGAAGCGATCGCGGCCACTATTGCGTGGATCGCTACGCTCGGACCGATCGCATGGATCATCGCCGCTGTCGTCGCGCTTGTAGGGTTGATCGTGTTGCTCTACTTCAAATGGCGCTGGTTCCACAACTTGATGAACTTGGTCGCCACCGGGATCAAGAACGGCCTGCTCTGGGTGTTCAAGGAACTGTACAAGGTGATGGTGGACATCTGGAACATCGGCAAGAAGCTGATGGACTATATCTTCCACCCACTGGGCACACTCAAGGGAATCGGAAGCTCGCTTTTGAATATGGTAACACATCCATTCGGAAGCCTGGGAGGCATTTTCGGCCTACAAACTGGCGGCGTCGTACAGCGTGGTGGCATGGTGATGGTGGGAGAACACGGCCCAGAGCTCATGCGCCTGCCCGGTGGGGCGCAGGTCTCCCCGTTACAGACGCACGGCAGATTCAACTTGCAGGAATCTTGGATGCCATCTCAGATTCAGCCCTCTGATGTCTACATTGACGGCAAGAAGGTTGCACAGATCGTCTGGTCCTATCAGTCTGCCTACATAGCGAGAGCGTGATGGCTGATCCCTTCCTGTACAACCGGCCAAGGTACACCATCACCTTCAGCGCCGATGGCATCGCTGATGTGACCGCATTCCTTGATGCTACGCCTGCTCAGGTGGTAAGTGGCTACGGTGGCTGGACGGTTCTCAGTCGTCAACGTCGTGTAGGCCTGACGCAATGGGACGGCAAGGATCCCCTCCGCATGTCGATCCCGATCATCTTTGACGGCATTCGCACCGGCATTGGGCAGGAAGTCAACATCAGTCGTCTCAGCCGTATGGGACTGCCGCCTCTTAGCGGTGGTGAACCTCCTGTTGTTACATGGCAGGCTTTTGCTGTTCCGAACCCTGGCGTAGCACTCTGGGTGATCGAGAACTTCCAGTGGGGCACGAATGTTCTGTGGAACTATGTTGGCGGTCAGGCTGTCCGGGTGCGGCAGGATTGTGTCGTGAATCTGCTGGAATATCGGCCGGATGATAATGAAGCATTCAGATCACCGATTCCACATGTTGCTAAGGGCAAGGGGAAGACTGGTAAGCCCAAGGTATACACGGCCAAGAAGGGTGATACGCTCAGCAAGATCGCGCAGAAGTTCTATGGCAACGCTTCTAAATGGAAGCTCATTGCTGACGCGAATCACATCCGTGATCCTAAGACCGTGGACGCAGGAGATAGGCTGAGGATTCCGCCCGGATGACCAAGGTCAAGAACGCACCCAAGAAGCCGACTGCTGTCGAGAAGCTGCAGCTATCGCGTTATCGTCCGACGCAGCTGGAGCTGATGGGTGATGATGTTGATCTAACGTCCTTGTATCTCTCGCTTAACCAACAAGGGATCTCGGGATCAAGCATCAACATCATCGATGCAATTCAAGACATCACGGTAGATCGAACGATCGAGGGTGCTAGTACTGTGACCCTTACTGTTGCTGATATTGATCGTAGTCTACTCAACTCTGGACGCCTGTTTAAGCACGAGGACATTCAGATCGACGGTCTGTACTTCAGGCTCAAGACGGTGAGTAAGAACGGATCTATTCTCACACTTGGATTTGAAGACCGTGAGATCGCTGTCGCTCGTAGCTACAACAAGCCAATCAAGGCTTCAATGAAGACGGCTCGTAGCAAGGTCACGCGCGCACAGTTCGTTCTACGGATGTTGCGCGAGATCAAGGAGTTTGGCAAGATCCCCTACGTGATTCCCGAGCTTAACAAGATTCAGCCGATCGGTAATGCAGCACAGGCTTCGCAGAAAGCGGAGCAGAAGCAACACGACAAGTCACTTGGCATCCCTGCTGGGACTGATCTGACCGTCAAGGGTCAGCCGATTTCTGCCGAGCAACGCAAGAACGCAAATCTGATCTTGGACGTGGGCGCGAGTCATGCGCTGCCTCGTCCGATGCTCGTAATGGCAATCATGTGCGTTGAGCAGGAGAGCTCGATCATCAACTTGATGGCCGGGTCTCCGGGCTCTGGCAACTATCTGGGTCCCGATCCGCGCGGAAATCCGGTGGGTTGCTTCCAGCAGATTGCCAAGTGGGGCTGGCCTGCCTCGCGTGATGTCTCGAGAGATGCGCTAGCATTCTACAACAAACTCTCGCCGATCTATCAGTCTAGCAAGGGGCAGCAATACTACACGCTGATCGAGCGTGTGCAAAACAGCGGCAACGGTCAAGCCTATGCTCAGTGGCGCACTGAAGCAGAACGTATCGTGAATGCCTATGGTGTGACTGATGGTTCTTCTGCTGCAATGAATGCCCAGTG